TGTAGAGGGAACTTATTCTATGCAAATGAGTTGGATAAATCAACATCAATTAGGGTGGAACGCGTGGCAAGCTCAAAAGTCGGCTCAAGAGATGTATGAGAGAATGTTTACTATGAAATTCTTACCACCTGGTCGTGGTTTATGGGCTATGGGAACACCAATCACCGAAGAAAAGAATCTATATGCAGCACTAAACAACTGTGCATTTGTATCTACTAAAACACTTAAAGAAGATTACTCAAAACCATTCTGTTTCTTAATGGACGCATCAATGTTAGGTGTGGGTGTTGGATTTGATACAAAGGGTGCAGGTGAAATAGTAGTTAAAGGTGCAAATTGGGATAGAAAACAAGAAAAATTTGTTATACCAGATACTCGTGAAGGTTGGGTAGAATCATTACGATTATTGTTAGAGTCTTATTTTCACGCAACGGCACCAGTTGTATTTGATTATACAAAAATTCGGCCAGCAGGAGAACCAATTAAAGGGTTTGGTGGTGTATCAAGTGGTCATGAACCACTAAAAGAAATTCATGAAGAAATTGGAAAAGTGTTAGAAAAGAATTCTAGTGAACCTATAACAGTTACTACAATTGTTGATATTATGAATCTTATAGGTAAATGTGTTGTAGCAGGTAATGTAAGACGAACAGCAGAAATTGTATTTGGAGATCCAAACTCAGATGAGTATTTAGATTTAAAGAATTATAAAGTAAATAAACATAGAGAACAATATGGTTGGACTTCAAACAATTCAGTATTTGCAGAACTTGGTATGGATTATACTGAAGTATGTAAAAGAATTACAGACAATGGTGAACCAGGATTAGCTTGGTTAGATAATATGAGAAGTTATTCTCGTATGAAAAATGGTAAAGATAATAAAGATCATAGAGTGTCTGGTGGTAATCCTTGTCTGGAGCAATCGCTTGAATCTTATGAGCTATGTTGTCTTGTAGAAACATTCCCAAACAATCACGATTCATTAGAGGACTATAAAAGAACATTAAAGTATGCTTACTTGTATGCAAAAACAGTTACACTAGGTAAAACCCACTGGTCGGATACGAATAGGGTTATGTTACGTAACCGAAGAATCGGTTGTTCAGTTAGTGGCGTTGCGCAATTTATCACAAAACACGGAATGGAAGAGTTAAGGAAATGGTTAGAAAAGGGATATAAAACAATACAATCTTGGGATTGTATGTATTCTGATTGGTTTGCAATACCAAAATCAATCAAAACTACTTCAGTTAAACCAAGTGGCACAGTTTCCCTTTTGGCTGGAGCTACTCCAGGTTTACATTATCCTGAAAGTCGTTTCTATATAAGAAGAATGAGATTATCAAATCAATCTGATTTAATAGAACCTTTAGTAAAAGCTGGGTATACATTAGAACCAGCATTTGGTTCCGAGGATACTACGATGGTTGTAGAAGTTCCTGTTGATGTCGGTGAGGGGATTAGGACAGCTAATGAATTGTCAATTTGGGAACAATTTAGTTTAGCTGCATTTATGCAACGCCACTGGGCTGATAACCAAGTAAGTTGTACAGCAACTTTCAATCCAGAAACAGAATCAGATGAACTACCACACGTTTTAAATTATTTTCAGTATTATTTAAAAGGTATATCGTTATTACCAAGACACCCGTTAGGAGCATATAAACAAATGCCTTATGAAACAATTACAGAAAAAGAATACAATAAACAAGTTAAAAAACTTAAATATTTAAGTTTTGTGGGTGTTGAGGGTGAAGAAGCAGAAATAGACAAATTTTGTAATAACGATGTTTGTGATATACCAGGCGAATCAGTTTATGAAGCATAAGTTAGAATATATATGGTTAGATGGTTCAGAACCTACCAAACAATTAAGAAGTAAAACTAAGGTAGTATCAAATTTCGGTAGAGAGAATGAGGACGCCCCAGTATGGGGATTTGATGGATCATCTACTAATCAAGCAGAAGGACATAATTCTGATTGTGTGTTACAACCTGTTAGGATATATCGTAACCCGTTAGAACCAGCTAGTTCTTTAGTACTTTGTGAAGTATGTTATGTAGATTACACTCCTCATGAAACTAATACAAGAAATAAGTTAGTTGAACTTTTAACTAGTTTTAATGAAGACCCAGAGGAGTGGGTAGGATTCGAACAAGAATACACTTTATATGAAAACAATAAACCATATGGTTGGCCTGAAATAGGACAACCAGCAGAACAAGGTGATTATTATTGTGGTAGAAATGCAGGTGAAAAAATATCTAGGGAACATATGGATGCGTGTATTGAAGCAGATATAAGTATTTGTGGAATTAATTCAGAAGTTATGTTAGGTCAATGGGAATATCAGATTGGAGCTGGACTTTCGTTAAAGATGAGTGATGATTTGTGGGTATCCCGTTGGTTAATGGAAAAGATTTGTGATAAATATGGAGTAACAGTTTCATTAGATTCAAAACCAGTTGAAGGTGATTGGAATGGAGCTGGATGCCACACTAATTTTTCTACATCGGATATGCGAGCAGAACATATTGGATCTGATGGGGTTCATCATATTAAAGAAGCATGCGAAAAATTAAGTAAGGTTCATAAAGAACATATGGAAGTATATGGTGAAGGAAACGAAAGACGATTGACTGGATTACATGAAACTCAAGCTATAGATACATTTAGCTGGGGAGTTTCAGATAGAGGAGCATCAATTCGTATTCCGTGGCAAGTAGAAAAGGATGGTTGTGGTTATTTAGAAGATAGAAGACCATCAGCTAATTGTGATCCATATGAAGTTTCACATAAATTAATTGAGACTATTTGTAAATAGTGCTTGACTTGTATAGGGTTTTATTCGTATATTTAGACATAATAAATTGGAGAAATACATAGTTGTACCAGAACGTATATTTTGATGGAAGAACAATTCATCTCTGGGATGATAAATTAGGTTATAAGAAATTTTCTAATAAGAGATATGCTTTTTTACCAGATAAAAATGGAAAATATATCGCATTAGATGGAAATAGAGTTAAAAAGGTTTTTAGATATGATAAAAAGAACTCTGACTTATATGAAAGTGATGTGCCCGCAGTTACTAGGGCATTAGTTGATAATTATACTCAAAGTGATGAACCTTCTACTGGTCATAAAGTTATGGTGTTTGATATTGAGGTTGAGGTTACAGAAGGATTTCCATCACCAGCAACGGCAGAGAATAAAATAACTTCTATTGCATTATGGGATAGTCTTACAGACGAATATTATTGTTATGTTTTAGATCCAGAGAATAAACTTGAGATAGAATCTGAAGACAGAGTATTAAAAAATGGTAATAATACTATATTTGGTTATAAATCAGAAGTTGAGTTGTTAAATGCATTTTTTGGTAAGTATTATGAGATAAGACCAACAATACTTACTGGGTGGAATATAGATAATTTTGATATACCATATTTGTATAATAGAGCAACACAATTATTAGGTTCTGAAATATCTAATTTGTTATCACCAATCGGAGTTGTTAAATATTCAGAATACAGACAAAAATTTGAGGTAGCAGGAGTAGCTTCTTTAGATTATTTTGGTATATATAAGAAATTTACACCCAATGAAGTTAGTAGTTATAGATTAGATGATGTGGGTAAAAATGAAGTTGGTATTAAAAAAGTATCATATGAAGGTACACTTAACGATTTATATGAAAATGATAGAAAAACGTTCGTAAAGTATAATTTAAATGACGTACATATAGTTGTAGAGTTAGATAAGAAATTAGATTATATTGAAATATCACGTGGTATTTGTCATATTGGTCATGTTCCTTATGAAGATATTTATGCAAGTTCTCGTTATTTAGAGGGGGCTATTTTAACTTATTGTAAAAAGAGAAATATTGTAGTACCTAACAAGAATCCGTATGGTAGACAACTGATGGGTCAAGATGATAAGTTTGCAGGAGCGTATGTACAGGATCCAATTAGAGGTAGACATGAATGGGTATATGATTTGGATGTAACTTCTATGTATCCAAGTGTTATTCGTAGTTTGAATATATCACCTGAAACTAAAGTTGGTAAAGTTTTGGGGTGGGATGCTGAAGAATTTATAAAGAAAGATAATGTAAAAACTTATACATTAATGAGTGGTAAAGAGGAAATTTGTAAATATAGTGAAAAAGAATTAAAAAATTATTTGAATGAAACTAATGTTTCTATAGGCTCTAATGGAGTGTTATATAGAATGGATAAAGAAGGATTGATTCCTGCTATTTTATCTCAATGGTTTAACACTAGGGTAGAATATAGAAAATTAGCAAAACAATTTCATGAAGAAGGAAATGAACAACAATTTCAGTATTATGATAGACGACAATATCTACAGAAGATTTTGTTAAACTCATTATATGGAGTATTGGGATTACCTGTTTTTAGGTTTTATGATGTTGATAATGCAGAAGCTACAACCTTAACAGGACAAGAACTTATTAAATTTAGTAAAAAACTTGTTAATCTATATTATAATAAAGAGTTAGGTACAACGGATGAAAATTATGTTATATACATAGATACTGATAGTATTTTCGCATCAGCCACACCGTTGGTTAAAGCAAGACATAAAGGAATTGATACTAGTGCTGAAGCAACGATGACTCAACATATTATTAATATTGCGGATGAGATACAAGGATTTTTAAACCAGAGTTATGATTTATTTGCTAAAAAGTTTTGTAATTTAGATAAACATTATTATGAAATTAAACAAGAAGTTATTGCTAAAACTGCATTGTTTGTTACAAAAAAACGATATGGGATGAAAATTATAAATGATTCTGGGCGTAAAGTAAACAAAATACAGGTTAAAGGGTTGGATACTGTTCGTAGTAGTTTTGCTGTAGCTATGAAGAATTTATTATCAAAAATTTTAGATGATATTTTAGTAGCAGTGCCTAAAGAAAAAATTGATGAGAGAATTTTTAAGTTTAAAAAAGCTATGAAGGCTATGGATTATGATGAAATTTCTTCACCAACTGGCGTAAAACGAATAGATAAATTTAAGTGTAGTATGGATAGAGAGACTGGATTGCCAGTAAATGTTCCAGGAGGAAAAATTATTTCTACTTATTATGAAAAAGCCACACCAGTTCATGTTAAGGCTTCTATGGCATATAATGATATGATAGATTATTATAAGATAAAAAGATATCCTAAAATATCTAATGGAGAAAAGATTAAATGGGTGTATTTAAAACAAAATCCATTAAATTTGCCAGTTTTAGCATATAAAGGGTATGATGATCCTGCAAAGATTTTAGAATATATAAAAATTTATATAGATGTAAACAAAATGTATAAGCAAGCATTAAGTAAAAAAATTGATATGTTTTATCAAGCTATGAGTTGGGATAATCCAATTGATAAAAGATATACTTTAGAGAAATTTTTTTAAATTTTGAGAATGGTAAATGATATATATGTATATATACCATTTTAAATTAATAAATAACAAATAGGAGATGTAAAATAATGAATAAAGGACTTTTAGAAAGATTCATTAATAAGTATACGCTGGGAGATAATGTTCAATCAGTAGTACTTAAAATCAAAAATAATGTCTTATCGACAGAATTTATTACACCTGAAAAATCACTTTTAGGTAAATTAGCATTAAATGATTTTCAATTTGAAGATGTTGAATTGGGAGTTTATAATACATCACAACTTTCACGTATGTTGAATGTATTGGGCGAAGATGTTAAATTAACTGTTTTGAGATCGGACGATATAGCTATATCCATTAAAGTAGAAGATACAAATGCAAGTATAAATTTTATGTTGAGTGATAAAACTATTATTCCAGTTGTACCTGCAATGAAAAATGTACCTGAGTTTCAACTTTCCCTTAAAATTGATAATAATTTTATGGCTAGGTTTATAGCAAGTAAAAATGCTTTAACAGATAAAGAAACATTTACAATAGTTACAGATAAAGATAGAGAAACGTGTGATTGTATATTAGGATATTCAAGTATAAATACAGATAGAATTACAATACCAGTTAATGTAGACCAGTTTATTGATATGGATTTGTTATCATTTAATGCAGATCTTTTTGGTAAAATTCTACAAGCTAATAAAGAATGTAGTGTTGGAAAATTAGAAATTTCTGCACAAGGACTTGCTAGAGTTACATTTAAGGTAGATAATTATCACGTAGTTTATAATTTAGTAGCGACACAAAGTGCGGACTAATCATATATACAATGTAGATTGTATAGAGGGTCTTAAAAAACATATATTAGATAATTCTATAGATCTTTGTGTTACTTCACCACCATATAATGTAGGGATAGAGTATGATGTACATAATGATACTCTAAGACTAGATGATTATATGCAATTTTCTAAAGATTGGTTGACAGAAGTTTATAGAGTTCTGAAACCAGATGGTAGGATTGCAGTAAATATACCATATGAAGTTAATATGAAAAAACTTGGTGGACATAATAGAATAAATATATCTTCAGAATATCATCAAATGATGAAAGATATAGGATATGGGTTTGCTGGAATTGCTGATTTGGATGAAAAGGCGCCTCAGAAGGTAAAATATTCTGCATGGGGCAGTTGGTTATCAGCGTCTGCTCCTTATATGCACAATCCAAAAGAATGTGTATTGGTAGGTTATAAAGACCAATGGAAAAAGTTAGAAAAAGGCAAATCTTATTGGACAGATTCAGACGAAGATAAAAAGGGATTTATGGAAGTTGTGTCTGGGATGTGGGGTTATTTTGCAGAAACTCGAGGTATGACAGAAGCAAATTTTAGTCTTGATATACCAGTTAAGGCTATTAAATTCATGACATATATAGATGATATAGTATTAGATCCATTTATGGGTAGCGGCACTACAGCAGTTGCATCAGTAAATCTAGATAGAAATTACATTGGATTTGAAATTTCAGAAAATTATTGTAAGATAGCAAGGTCTAGAATTTTAAAAGAAAAAATAAAAATAGAAACAGCAGAAAAGGGATTTGATTTTTGGGAATAGAACATCACGGCATTTGGAATGAAAAATATAGACCTACTTCATTGGATACTTATATTGGGAATGAACATTTAAAATCTAAAGTTAGTATTTTTATAGAAACTAATGATCCTCCACACTTATTATTTTATGGTAGAGCAGGTACTGGTAAGACCACGCTTTCAAAGATTATTACAAAGTCTATAGAATGTGAATATTTGTATATAAATGCATCTGATGAGAATAGTGTAGATACAGTTAGAGATAAAGTTAAAGGTTTTGCATCTACATTAGGATTTCAATCGTTAAAAGTTATTATTTTAGATGAGTGTGATTACATCACACCTAACGCTCAAGCTGCATTAAGAAACCTAATGGAAACATTTAGTAGACATTGTAGGTTTATTCTAACTTGTAATTATGTAGAAAGAATTATTGACCCAATACAATCTAGGTGTCAATCATTTCAGATAGTACCACCATCCAAAAAAGAAGTGGCAGTACATTTATCTGAAATATTAACTAATGAGAATGTAAAATTTGAAGTGGATGATATAGCTACAATTATTAATGGAGCATATCCAGATATAAGAAAGGTTATAAATACATCACAAAGACAGGTTGTAGATGGTATTTTACGGATGGATGCGAGAGAGATTATTTTAAATGATTATAAGTTACAAATATTAGAAGTTTTAAAATCTAGTAAATCTAAAAAAGAAACATTTACTGAAATAAGACAAATACTGGCAGATGCAAAGGTTACAGACTTTGCAGATTTTTTTAGATTACTATATGATGAAGTAGATAGTTATGGTAGTGGACATATTGCCGAATGTATCTTGGTTATAGCAAAGTATGAATTAAGTGATGCCCAAGTAGTTGATAAGGAGATCAATGTTATGGCTATGATAATAGAATTATTAAGAGTTATAAAATGAAACTAAAAATATCTTATAATAAAAAATATATAGATTCAACATTAAAACTTAAAGAAGAACTTTATAAAAATTTTCCAAAGTGTGAAGTTGTTACTGGAGAAATAGATAATGATAATTTTAGGGTTGAAGTTTTAGGTTATAATTTAACCGGCGGTCTAAACATGCAAACTCCGGGAGCCTGGTTATGGGATAAAGAAAATAAACGAGATGAATTACCATATATTATAGGTATAACAAAATCAAGTTGTGGTACTGTTAGTGGAATATTAGTTCATTGGATAATTCATGATATGATTGATTATGAGGATTCTCGTATTTTTAAAGAAAGATGGCATAATAATAAATTTCCAATTCCAGATTATGGAACATATACATATTCTAAAGTAGAATCCCCTCATATTTTTTGGTCAGGTGGATTTGATTCTACTTTTTTAGTTTGTAAAAAGTTAATCATAGATAGAGAACCAATTGAAACATATTATCTGAACTTTCCTTGCGATGGTTATCAGAAAAATTATAATAAATTTGTTTCAACCAATTTTGATAATTGTATGATTGACAATGAAACTAATGTAGTTGAAGAAGATCTATATGGTAGGAAAAGCTACGGGAGATACAGTAGATTCGTAGAAATAGGGATAATGAATAAGTTAAGAGAAATGATTATAGATAAATTCCCTTATACTAAGGATATGTTTCCTAAAGTAAATTTAATTGATGAATTTGAAATTGATTCTAAGGTTTTAAAAGATTCAAAGGTTATTTGTGATAAATATAATTCAAGACCTGATAGACCAGACCAAAGTTTGTATATGATACAATTTTCTTTGGATTTAGGTAAAGATATATCTGTGGCATGGGAAGCAGATATGGATGGTGAAGATTATTGTTTATCTACGAGGTTGGTACGCAAACATTTAAATGATGAGTTGAAGGTAGAAAATGATTTAGTAGAGGAATTGTGGTTATACAAAAATTGGGATTTACCATTAGTAAAAACTCATAGAAAAGAGATGATTGAAGATTCGATAAAATATGATTTTGTAGATATTATGAACCATACTTGGTCTTGTAGATTTCCAAAGGAGAATGGTGATATTTGTGATGGATGTATAGGAGAGGTGGATAATTTTGATAGAGTTAGTAATTATAAAGATATATTATGTATGACTATTTAAGAGAAATTCCACCATCTTATAGACAAGAGTATAATAGTTTAGTTGTAAATGATAATCATATAGGGGATTCTGTAAAATATCAACTTATTATATTGTCATATAAAGAAGAAAATTGTATAGGTGATTGTGTAGAGTCTCTAATTAATCAAACAATTTCTCCTGATGAATTTGAAGTATTAATTATAAATAATTGTTCATATGAAGAAGAATTTGATAATACTGAAAATATAGTTAAAGAAAAATTACATAAATACAAGTATGATAATATACATTTAATTAATGTAAAATTTCCTAAAGAAATTGCAAGTGCAGCATTAGCAGCAAAATATGGCATGGATTTTGCATTGTATAGATGGAAAGATTATGTAGATTTTAATAATGGGATAGTTGCATTTTTCGGAGCAGACAATATATTTGAAAATCATTATGTTGAAGAAGTATTAAATACCTTTAGGAAACCATCTAAGTATGAAAATCCACATCAATTGAATCCAATAGGAGATGGTGAGGATAGATTAGATATATTAGTAACAAATTGTGATAATAATAATTTCTCAAGTTTTGAAGGTGTGATTAATATTTCAAAGTTAAAACCTTATATAAATGAAATAGAAACTATGAACGGTTTGTTGGGAAAATGGTATTATAATAATTTTGATATAGTATGGGGAATTAAAAAAGATAAGAAGGTTAATTTAGATGAAAATTTATTGTACAGAGAAGATGATGGTAATGTAATCTGGCCCAAAACATTCAGAGCTAAAATTTATAATGATTTAGGTGGTGTGGAGGTTCAATGTCAAGAAGAACAGGCTATAATAATTAAAGCCGTGATGAATAATTGTGTTATAAAATATAATGATTTAACAAATTTTACACATATACATAGGTTAGAAAAACCAAGAGTTCCTGATGGCAGTTTCACACAATTATTAGTAGATAGTTTTGAGGCATACATAAATAAAAAAGAATTACAGGTTTATAAACTTGATTATTGGACAATGAGAAATAACATTGAAAAATATTTCTATGAAAAAACTTTCTATGAAAATTGGAATCCTACCTTTTTTTCAGAGAAAGATTTAAATAAAATTATAGAAGATTCAGGTGAATCATATTTATATTTTAAGAACAAATTTATTTATCAGTTTCAGGATGAGATAAATAAGATTTACAAAAAGATAAGTATTAATAAAGTTATTAATAACATAAAGAAGGAGGTACGATGAAAGAAGAAAAGTATTGGGGAGAAATTCCAAATAAAGATCGAGTAAAACCAAGTAAAAAACGTGGTGGTGAAGGGGATTATAAACATATAGCAGTAATTGAAAATAAAATTTATTTTTATGCAGGAGTAAATCGCGATAGTGCAGTAGAACTTAATAAGAAAGTAGGAGAGTTACAATCTAAAAGTTTTAGTTTAGCTAATAACTTAGATATTGAACCGCCATATGTACATTTATTTATAAATTCTGGAGGAGGATCAATTACATCTGGTATTTCATCAATGGATACTATATTGAGATGTAAAATTCCAGTTCATACTTATATAGATGGATTCTGTGCAAGTGCAGCAACATTTCTTTCGGTAGTTGGAAGTAAACGATTTATGAGTAGAAATTCTTATATGTTGATTCATCAGTTATCTACAAATTTTTGGGGTAAATATTCAGAGTTTGAGGATGAGAAACAGAATCTTGATTTAATGATGAAAACAATTAAAAATGTATATAAAGAATATACAAAAGTTCCAATGAAAAAACTTGACGAGATATTGAAACATGATTTATTGTGGGATGCTGAAACTTGTTTAAAGTATGGATTAATTGATGAGATAATTTAATTGGGTGGTTGGAGAGAAGATGAGTAAAATATTTGTATTGGGATATAATAAAAGTGGAACTATAAGTTTATCTCAATCATTACAAATTTTAGGGTATAGTGTATTACATACTGGAAGTAATAATTTTATGGAAACCTTAATGAAATTTTCTAATAATTTAGAACTTGGTATGGGAATATTAGATGGAATTGATAAATATGATTGTTATTTGGATTATCCTATCTACGAACCTACAGTCTTTAGTCATATTGTAGATGAATATCCAGATGCAAAGTATATTAGTTTGACTAAAAATTTAGATGATTATGTGGATTCTGCATTACGGGCTAAAGTTAGAGATATTAAAAATGGGAATAAAAATACATGGAATTGGTTAGGTGTTGGTGATGAAGAAGTATTTAGAAATTATCCAGAATATCAAAAGGAGTGGGTAAAGCGCAGAACTACATTTAAACATAAAAGTAATTTAAAACATTTAAGTAATTTGGGAAATACTGAAAATATACTTCATATGAATATCTGTGATGATGGAGATGGTTGGAGAGAATTATGTAAATTTTTAAATAAGGAAATTCCAAATATAGAATTTCCATATGAAAACAAGAATGAAATAGTTTAGGAGTTATAAATGAATATATTAGTTATAGGAGATTGTTGTAAAGATGTTTTTATTTATGGGGATATAGAAAGAATAAGTCCAGAAGCACCAGTACCAGTTTTTAAACCAACACACAAAGAATCAAATGGCGGTATGGCAAGAAATGTTGCAGATAATGTTGAATCATTAGATATGCACATTCATACCGTAACAAATAAAAATAGTATTATTAAAAAAAGATATGTAGAAAATCGTTCAGGTCAAATGGTATTAAGAGTTGATGAACATGATTATTGTGAAAGAATTGAAGAAACTTTATTAAAAGGTATTACAAAGAATAAATTTGAAAGACCTCCATTTGGATTTGGTTCAACGACTGAAAATTATTATGATGCTATTATTATTTCAGATTATTGTAAAGGGTTTTTAGAAGTATCAGATATTCAACATATTTGTGAAAACAATAAGAATGTATTTATTGATACCAAAAAGAAACTTGGTGAGTGGGTTAAAGACGCAGATTATATTAAGATAAATGAGTTAGAATACCAGAAAAACCATGAGATGTTATCAGAAAAAGGATTTGAAGATAAACTTATAGTTACGTTGGGAAGTAGGGGATGTAGATATAAGGGAAAAGAATTCCCAGTAAAAGAAGTTCCTGTAAAGGATGTTAGTGGAGCGGGGGATACATTTTTGGCAGGATTAGTTAGAGGGTATTTAGATTCAAATAATATATATGAAGCAATTAAATTTGCTCAAGAATGTACTACATTAGTGGTACAGAAACATGGTGTTGCAACAGTTACATTAAAGGAGTTAGAAAAATGAGTACTAAACCAATGAAACCACTTCCTAAAGCAAAACAGTCAGTAGATTTATCAAAAGCTGATACTATAAAATGTGATGATTGTGGAAATTATCTTTTTATCACTTCATTTGTGATTAAAAGAGTTTCTGCAATTTTATCACCAACAGGTCAAGAAGGACTAGTGCCAATTCAAGTTTATAGTTGTGGAAATTGTGGACAAGTACCAAAATCATTGTTAGAAGGTAGTGGATTAGAGACTAAATGATTAAAAAACTATATACAATAGGGGATAGTTGGACATATGGAGACGAGTTAAAGAATCCAAAAAAAGAATGTTGGCCAAGTGTCTTGTCAAGAGAGTTAGATTGTGAACTTATCAATCAGGCTGGTCCTGGTGGACCCAACGATTGGATGTTTAGAAAAACCATTGAATGGGTAAGTTGTCAAGAAAATTTAGATGATACTATATTAATAGTGGCGTGGAGTGAACCAAATAGACGAGAAGAAAATTATAAGTTTATGGGATATGAATCAAAACTTTGGAGAAAAGTAATGAAGGATCTTTATAATAATGAATTGTCATATTATAAATCCGTATGTTATATGGTTACATTACAAGAATTTCTAAAATCGAGAAATGTAAAATATTTATTTTTTCAGCCTTGGTGTGATATATTAGGGAGCGAGAAAAGGTTATATGAAACGAGAGAAAAAAAGATTAAATATAATCGGTGGTTAGTAGAAGATTACCAGAAAGAGTGTTATTCTGATAGTTTAGAAATAGGAAAAATAATTAAAAACATAGATGGTAAATATTTAATAGGTCCCAACGTTCCAAAGTATATAGAAGAATATAATATAAGAACGATTATGCCGGGAGATGGAACTGGTAGACATCCTAATAAAAAAGAACATAAAATAATGTCAAAGTTTATCAAAGAAAAATTAATTGAGTTATATTCATGATAGAAAAAGTATCATTAGATATTGCAAATTATTGGACATCAAATGATTTTTTAACAGAATCTAATAAAAGTTGCGGAACTCTTGTTGCCTTTGATTGGACAGAAGGTTATTTAACTGAAATAAACACAAATATAACTTTAAGTGATTTAGAACTTGAAAATTTTAAATTTGATGATTTCGTAGAATTTTTAAAAGAGAATAATTTTACTTTTGTATTGGGATTGAGAAATATTGTGTTTGAAGATAATCCATCACCAGAATGGACAGATAAATTAAAAGAAACATTAAAGTCTGATGAAATAAATTATGATGAATATTTGGTAGATACTTGGCCAGCACCAATTCCAGAATTTGACGTTCCCGATAATATTTTTTTGTTAAGATATTCATATGATCCATATAATAAAGTAGATAATTTGGCCTCAAACAATTTTTTATTTGGAGATTTTATAAAAAAAAGTGATTGGGAAAAATACTATAAAGATAGTAAAACTGAAGAAAAGACAAGAGTTATAGTTTTTTGTAGTGATATAGAAAATTTAGTATTACATAAAGAATTTAAAAAGTGTATTATAAAATAGATTTAAGTAATTACGAACCAAAAGAAGTTCCAGAATATAATACTTATAATGATTTTGTATTTAGTGCAGATGTATTGAAGTGTTTAGAAGAAGAGTTAGATAACTTTAAAGATTCATTTGGAAAGCATTGGAAAGAATGGGATATTCCAGAGTTAAAACATAGACTTGAAAATAATTATACATTTTACTTAATATCAACTGATGAAGAAATTAAAGGTTGGGCATTTATAGATTGGAATAAAAAATATCCATATCTATGTAATAGGTATGTAGTTCCAGAATTTAGAAAAAAAGGATTAGGAAGTGATTTAGTGTGGTTAAGATGTAATGAAGTTGTTAAACTGGGATACAAAAACGCTTCAATTATGTTAGAAGATTGGAATACCCCAGCATTATCGGTTAAAACAGAAAATAATTTTATAGAAATTAAAGAGATATGATATTTATAAGTGTATACAAACTATCATATTACAAAATTAAGGAACATAACTTATGTCAGCAGAAACAAAAATAGTTAATTTATTTAATTATATAACGGGCAGTGCTGGAGGTTGGCCATCAGATACTAATGTTGGTGTACTCGCTAGTGTAGACTTTTTAATAGAAACAGGTTCAGATGATATTTACTTTCCTGAACTAAATACTAATATTGGAATTTTAGGACCACTTTCTGAACAACGAGGGGTCTTTAATGAAGTTTCAGATTATGCAGCTTCAAAAAGTTGTGATACGGCGTATATATACGGAACATTACCTGCTGCTGGAAAAGATAATCCATCTTCATTTCAACAACCAATCATTAGTTCAAGTTTTGCACAAAATAGTATAAGTTGTAGTTTTGAATATTTTAATACTGATTCAAGCAGTTATTTTGCACAAAGAGGAGATACAAACTATGCAGGAAGTTTTCACTTTTTTGTTCAGACGCCTTGGTGGGTGGATGATACTCTTCTTAATATTGTAAGTGGTTCATTTAATAAATCAAAATTTAGAGATATATTGGGAGCATCACCAGAGAGTGAAAGTTTAATTCCTTTATTTAATACATCATCTTATACACCAAATACTAATTTTCCAGATTATGTTATAAAGAATCCAACGGGTCACGCAACTATTCAAACTGGACAATTAGGATTAAATACTTATATATCGAGTTCAGATTCTTATGAAAATGCAAATTTAGCTGGTAATATTACAGAAAAATTTATTATATCAAGTGGTAGTTATTGTGATGGTAATCCTTATATATTTCAATCAAAGCGTTTTTACTTAATGACACCTGATGAACATATACTTTTACAATCATACGGCGGGAGTGTAGCTAGCGAAGGTAGATTTAATCAGCTTGAATCAAAACTTATAAGATCCGGTAGTGAAGCTTGGATACCAACACCTATGAGTACGAAAATGTCTGCAAGTGGTAGTTTAATTCATATGTATGATGGTTCAACAAAACAAGCACAAGATGTAGAGGTTGGAGATATGGTTAAATCATACTCAATAGTTGGAATGCCAGATGAATCATCAATAAAAGACTGGGGAAGTTTCACGACATCAGATTTGAGTGGTTCAACTGCTTCTGATTCTATTGTGGTGAGTGTAAAGTCTTCAGAGCATTATGGATATTATCTAATAAATGATAGTATTAAATTACCTGTAGACTTGCAAACTACACTTCACGGTGGAAAACTTTTTACAAAAACAGATGATGATATTTGGCGTTGGAAAACCCCACGTGACCTGATAGTGGGCGATAAATTTTTAACTCCTGACGTTGAAGAATTAGAGGTAACATCAATTTCTCAAGTATCAGAAGAAGAAACATTTTATGGAATGGATGTTGAGGATATCGATACTTATTTCCAATCAAATATTTTGGTTCATAATATTCCACCAAAATGTTTTGTAGCAGGAACGCCTATCACAATGGGTGATGGAACTACAAAGGCGATTGAATTAGTTGAGGTAGGAGATGAAGTTACAAATTATGACTTTGAAACAAAAGAAGTGAAAGTTAATAAGGTAACATCAATAGAAACACCAACACACGCAGATATTATAGAAATTAGTTTTGGTGATAAAAAAACTAAGAACACATTTGACCACCCATACTGGGTAGTTGGAAGTGGTCAAAAGGGTTGGAGTTCTTATAAACCACAATGGACAGAAGAAAGATATGATATTAAATCGGAACAATTAGAAGTCGGAGATAAATGTTTAGAACTTCATAATGGAGAACTTAGAGAAGTTGAGATTACTAATTTAGAAGAGAATATTAATCCAGTTCAGACTTATAGTTTAGAAGTTGAAACACATCATAATTATTTTGCAAATAATATATTAGTTCATAATAAAATGCCATAATATATTAGTTCATAATAAATTTTAAATGTAATGTATTGGACGTTGGGGTAGATATAGTAGATGGTATATGTCAGAGAATGACGATAAAGAAGGTTATGATACGATGGCAGATGCAGGTATGGCAAAAGAACAGTTATATTTTAATAACTTTTATAGAAGGAAATACATTCAAATGAAGAGAATTAAAGATGTAGAACAAAATCCCGATTTTAAATACTCGATACAAATCCCAAAATTTTTATCATCCGAAAAATGTGATGAATTAATCGAACAAATAACAACGACAGAAGAAATGGTTCCAGGCGGTGTTGGTGGTGAGCATGGTGAATGTGCAATTATACCTGAAATCCGTAAGACTAAAGAATGGTATTTATTTGATCAACCGTTAAATCCACATAGACCTGATAAATGTAATGGTGATTGGCAATGGTTACAAGATAAAATATATGAAGTTGTAAAAATTGTAAATCAAGGAGTTTTTAAGTTTGATATTGAAATGCCCGATAAAGAACTTAAACTTATTAAGTATGAAAAGGGTGATTTTTTTGGTTGGCATACAGATTATAATGCAGGAGATTGTTCTACTAGAAAATTAGTAGCACTTATTCAACTCACAGACCCAAGTGAATATGAGGGGTTGGAGACCCAATTCGGTATTCAAGATAAAGATACAAAAGAGTGGTATACAATGAATAAATTAAAAGGATCATTGACAATTTTTCCTACTTTTATGTGTCACAATGTAACACCAATCACAAAGGGAACTCGTTATGTTATACAAGAATTGTTTATTGGGAATCATTTTAGATGACGGAGAATAAAGATTTTAAGTGGTTTGTATATTTACCATTTCTTAGTGAAGAACAATGTGATGATTTGATAAAAAAAATAAAGGGTGAAGATAGTTGGGTAGCAGCTGGAGTTTATGACCCACAAAAAGAGAAATCTACTTCAGTAAATCCATCACACCATCGTGAGTGTGATGAGTTATATTTATTATCAGAAACAAATAAAGATATAAAAAATGACTATAGTTGGTTGATAGATAAATTAAATACTATAGTAAAAATTTCAAATGATAGAGTTTGGAAGTTTGATATTGAAAGTGGTGGTAGTGATTTTAGAGCTATACAATATAAGATTGGAGACCATTTTGGTTGGCATTCAGGTACAGATGCGGGTGTATTATCATTAAATAAAATAACTTGTTTAATTCAATTATCAGACCCAAAAGATTTTGATGGTGGGGATTTACATCTCGCCTTTACCAATGAAAATAAAGAGTTTTTTAAATGTCCTTATAAAAAAGGATATTTATTTATGTTCCCATCTTTTTGTAGTCATATGGTTACACCACTTAAAAGTGGAGAAAGATTTATAATGAGACAAACTTACTTAGGAGAGCCATTTAGATGATAGATAACTTAAAACAAAAAAATAATTTTAAGTTCGGTATACATAAACACAATTTTTTATCTAAATCCCAATGTGAAGAACTGATAAAACGATTTGAATCTTCAACACAAGAAAAGGCTAGAGTTGCAGGAACATACGAGGGAGAGGGATCAGTCATAGTGAATGAAAATGTTCGTAAAGTCCTAGAAGTCAGGTTTGATGATGATTTAGTTTTATCCGATGGGTTTAATGTAGCTAAAAGTATTATTTCAGCAATCAAAATTGCAAACGTAGGTTATTTTGAATTTGATATAAGTGATATACTTACAAAACCAAGAATATTGAAATATAGTGACACAAAAGATAAATATGATTGGCATTTAGATATTGGAAATTTTGAAACATCACTTAGGAAAATAACAGCGAGTATACAATTATCAAATCAAGATGATTATGAAGGTGGAAATTTAGAATTAAGTATGACTGAAAATACTGGAAAGGGAACTGCTGTTGGTAGTAGAGAACAGGGGACATTAGTATTGTTTCCATCCTTTGTAGGACATAGAGTGCTACCAGTTACAAAAGGAGTTCGTTATTCGTTAATAGGTTTTATGTTGGGAAATGCATTTAAATAATAGTAAGATAAATTAAGAGATGTTAAAGGTAATAAATAATTTACACGAAAGTAAGAATGAATAAAGTATTAGTATTAGGGTGTAGTCGCAGTGGAACAACAGAGTTTTGTAAAACACTACAAGAAATAACATCAAAGAAATTGGTATGGGAGCCACAAGTTGGTTTACAGCGCGACACATCAAAAAATCTATTAAAATTATTTGGAGTTAATGGATTTTTAGATAAAATATATCAAGAGGAAGATACATTTGGAATAAAATGGGGATTATATCCAGAGTCAGAATGTAGTACTGAGGTTATAGATTATCACGATTTAGTTTTCTTTTTATCAAGAAGAAATGTATTTAAACAAGTAATATCGTTATATCTGGCAAAGAAAACAGGGAAATGGAGATCAGTGGATTTTAATGTTGAAACTTTTACACAAAAAGAAAAAGAAGAGTATAATGAAATTAAAGTGGGTAAGATTGATATTGAAGATATAAAAAAAGATATTAAAGGAATAAAAGAAACATCAGTAAAATTCATAGGTCATTTAAAAAGTCATAGAAATGCAAGAGTGTTGTTTTATGAAGATTTATTTGGATTCTTTTCAGGTGTAAAAATCAACACCGAAGAGAATTATAAAAATATTGAAAACTGGAAAGAACTTCAGCAATTCTATATTGACAATAAAGATTTTTGCCGTTATCTTCATTAATTGATTGGTATGAAAAGTTTTTGGATGGGTTTGAAGATTTTTAAACTATTTATTTAAAAGGTTTCAATTCATGAAATTAAAATCACTATTTGATCACATAAATCATATTACGTCAAAACAGACCAAAGGGTATTGGGATTCTCTAAACGATAGAGAGAAGAAACAATGGTCTAATTATATGATTAATCGTTTTCTCTCTATGAAAATGGAGTGGACAGATTTTGTAAATGAAATACAGAAATTAAAGCTTGACTCATATCAACTTTATGTTGTATATTCCAGTATATTACCGAGGGGTAAGCAGTATTTAAAATATATTAAGAAGAAAAAAGGGACTATTTATAATACACAAGTCATTCAGAAAGTCTCTGAATATTTCGAAATTAGTAAATCAGAATCAGAAGATTATTTAAATCTATTATCAAAAAAACAAATTAGAGAGTTAGTTTCAAAGTATGGTTATGCCAATAAAGAATTAAAACAAATGGGATTATAAAATGAAAGTTATTAAAGAGTCAAGTACAAAAAAAGGTATGTCGTTAGAAGAAGCGTATGGTAATGCTAATGGTGATAAGTCAGTTGTTACTTTGATGGAAGAAGAATGGCCTGAAATGACCAATGAGTTTAAGAAGATACAAAAAGAACAATATGAATTGTTTTTACATAAACAACACGATTATGGTCCAGGTAATATTTCAGTCGGTACACAACTACAAACACCAGAAGAAGTAAGATTATCCCTAATCGGTCTTTTTTTCAGGATGAATGACAAAATACAACGAGTTAAAACATTACTGTTGAATAACAGAAAGTCAGCTGTAAAAGACGAACCTATTGAAGATGCCTATCTCGATGTTAGTAACTATGGTATTATGGCAACAATAGTAAATCGTGGTAAGTGGGGAAAATAGTTTGTCAGACAAATTAAAAGTTAGTTATTCTCAATATTCTATGTGGTCTCAATGTCCTCATAGATGGAAATTAAATTATATAGATAGATTATCTACTTTTACGGATAGTATTCATACAATGTTTGGAACAAGTATGCATGAAGTTATGCAGTTTTGGGTTAAGACTATTTATGAAGTATCAGCTAAAGCGGCTAATGAATTAGATTTGAATACTATGTTGTTGGCTAAAATGAAAAAGTTATATTCTGAACTTATGAAGGTAGAAGGGTCAGAGCACTTTACTACACCTGAAGAATTGACAGAGTTTTGGCAAGATGGGTGTGCAATTTTAGATTTTTTAAAGAAAAGGCGTGGAGATTATTTTTCTAAAAAGGGATGGGTTTTAAAAGGTATTGAAACTGAATTGGATTGTCCACTTACAGATCAAGTAGGTTTTAGAGGATTTATAGATTTGGTACTTGAAAATACGATAAATCAGAAAATTAAAATTATAGATATTAAGACTTCTACAATGGGTTGGAATAAGTGGATGAAAACAGATAAAAAGAAAACAGACCAGTTATTATTGTATAAACAATTTTATTCTAAACAATTTAATACACCAATGGATAAAATTGATGTAGAATATTTTATTGTTAAGAGAAAGTTATATGAAAATGTGGATTGGCCTCAAAAAAGAGTTCAATCATTTATTCCTGCTAATGGAACACCGTCTATAAATAAAGTTGTGAAAAATTTGAGTGATTTTTTAAATGATGGATTTGAGGGGAATACTCATAAACATAAAGATTATTTAAAAAATGCAAGTAAAAAAACTTGTAGATTTTGTGAATTCAATCAAACTGAGTATTGCGATGAAGGGATAAAATAATGAATAGAATGAGAGTAACTTTAAGGTTTTATTTACCAGATTTTATAGAAAATTTAAATACTAATATAGAACAGTTAGAAAAAATATATAAAAAAAGTTTGGCACCCATAACTTTATATTTGTGGTATGATACTGACGATAAGAAAGATTTGGGACAGTTAAAGGAGTTTATTAAAAATTGGGAATCTAGACAACATTTTAGAACGGTTATTAGAACATCTTTCGTAAATTCACCAAAGGATTTTATTTGGTTTGATATAATCCCATATACTTATGAGAATAAAACAGGCTATAATAGTAGATTTTCATATTCTTATATTGATAAATCTAAAATAGTGGACGGTATTAAACATTTTGATGAAATTTTAAGTTTTACAACTGGACCCAAACCTAAAAAAATACAAAAAAGGACAGACCATAATTATAATGAAAGTGGCGATAGTAGGTAGTCGTAAGTACGATAATAAACTAAAAATAAAAGAATTTATTTTTCAATGTAAAGAACAGTTTGGTGATAAATTGGAAATTGTTAGTGGTGGATGTAAATATGGAGCAGATAAATTTGCTAAACAGGTATCAATGGAGTTGGATTTAAGATATGTTGAATTTCCACCAGCACATTTTCCACATAACCAATTTTGTATCAGGGAAGCATTTAATTATGGTAAACCATATGCAGTATGGAATTACTTTAAAAGGAATAAAGAGATAGCAAATTATAGTGATATGGTTGTAGGTTTTATACCAGAGGGAGTTGAATCAAATGGAACTCGTAATACACTAAATCACGCAGAAAACTTTAATAAAAAGGTTATTATTATAAATTAAGTATATATTTATTATATATATGTATATATGGAATAAGAGATTATGTTATGAACGAAGATTTAAAATTAACATCAGTAAAGATTCTAACAAGCCTTCATAAGAGATTTAAAAGGTTTTGTTTAGAAGATGAGTTTACTCTTCAAAAACTTGTTAATAGATCATTGGATTTATATACAACGGATGGAGAGTTTAAAAAGAAAATTGATGAATATCAAGAATTGGAACATTCAGGTAGTATGATATGAAGAAAAAGAAGAAAATTTTACTTTTATCTGATGATTTAAGAATGTCATCAGGAGTAGGTTGTGTTTCGAAAGAATTTGTTTTAGGTACTGTTAGTCATTATGATTGGGTACAGATAGGTGGAGCTATTAAACATCCAGAAACAGGTAAAGTGTTTGATATGCGGGATGATATAAGACAAGTAAGTCCTGAAATTGAAGATCCATATTTGATGATTTATCCATGTGACGGATATGGAGACCAAGAGTTGTTGAGAGCAGTAATGCGAAAAGAAAAACCAGACGCAATTCTACACTATACAGATCCAAGATTTTGGACTTGGTTATATTCTATGGAGCATGAAATTCGGTCACAGATACCGATTTTTTATTATAATATATGGGATGATTTACCTTATCCAATGTGGAATGAACCATATTATGAATCGTGTGATTTGATTATGAATATATCTAAACAAACTGTAAATATTGTTAATAATGTTTGGCACCAAGAACCACCTGAAGATTGGCAAGTAACTTATGTTCCACATGGAATAAATCAAGATGTTTTTAAACCTTTACCTAGAGATGACAAAGGTTATCAAAATTTTATGAAAGAAAGTAAACATCCAGTTGAAGATTTTGAATTTGTAGTATTTTTTAACGCTAGAAATATTCGTAGAAAATTACCAGGTGATGTAATACTATCATTTAGTACATTTGTAGATATGCTTCCAGAAGAAAAAAGAAATAAATGTTTATTGTTAATGCATACAAATCCAATTGATGAAAATGGAACTGACTTGATGGCGGTAGCAGATGCAGTAGCACCTGGAAAAAATGTTAAATTTTCAACGGAAAAACTAACTCCAGAATGTTTAAATTATTTATATAATTTTGCAGATGTTACTATTAATCTGGCTTCCAACGAAGGATTTGGACTAGGAACAGCAGAATCAGTAATGGCGGGTACTCCAATGATTGTAAATGTTACTGGTGGAATGCAAGATCAATGTGGATTTAGACTTGATGGTAAATTATTGACAGCAGAAGATTATACAGATATACATTCTTTACACGATGCAAAGAAGTGGAAAGATAATCCACGACTTACTCACGGTAGTTGGACAAAACCAATATGGCCTTCTAATCGATCATTACAAGGTTCAGTTCCAACACCATATATTTTTGATGATAGACCAAGTTTTGAAGATGCCGCTGAAAAGTTATATGAATGGTATCAGACACCAAAAGAAGATAGAGATAAGGCTGGATTAGAAGGAAGAGAGTGGATGTTGAGAGAAGATACTTGTCTTTCAGCTAAGAGAATGAGTGAGAGATTCATAGAAGATATGGATAGAGGTTTTGAAAAGTGGACACCAAGAAAACAATTTAAGTTATATGAGGCATAAATGAGTGATTATAATGGTTTTAGTTTTGATTTAGAAGGTAATGGTAAGAAAATAACTAAAGATAGAGTAGATAAAGTTCTTGAATTTACAGAAGATTCTAATGAATGGAACATAATAGAGGAAGTATTAGAGGTTGAAGATGGTAATATTATTCTTATGGGAGATAATGATGACCCATGGAGATATAATTATGCCAATGAAGTTTTGTTTCTTATTAAAAAATTACAAGAAGAATTAGATTTTACTTTCAAGGGAGAGTTTGTGTGGATGTCAGACGACTATCAAAATAGTTATACAAATACATATACATTTGATGGTAGTGGAGATTATGAAGAAGAATTTGAAGAGGAAGAGCATGAGTGGTACGAAGATGAGTAAACCAGTTTGTTTAGTTACAGCACCTGTAGGTACAAGAAGTGGTTATGGGGCACATGCAAGAGATATAGTACATTCACTTATTGATTTAGATTTATATGATGTAAAGATAATGCCAGTTCGGTGGGGATCAACACCACAAAATGTATTGGATGAAAATGATCCAGAAGATAGAAAAATACTGGAAAGGTATTTACCACAACCACATTTAGAAAAGCAACCAGA